GGGAGATACTGGACTTAGGTCCGGTTCTGTGGCAGCTCGAGTGCTGCCTCTCTCTTGAGGTTATTCTAGGATAACTATGAATCGACGACTCAGGTCCCGATTGCACCGGGGTGTTCCAGGACACCAAATCCAAATCTTTTCAATTATTGAGGACTATTGAATGCAATACTTAGACTTGATGGACACTGTGGACGTATCCAAAGGACTTGGATTGACCCGTGAAGCGTGCGAGACTCTCTCCACCTATCGCGAGCGGGTTATCGACACAGCAACTCAGCTGTGGGGCACTAAGTTTACCATGGAGGTCTGTTGGGCTTCCAAGATATATTCCAATACTTCATCAGAGTCTATCTCTGTTTTCAAGATTGAGGATATTGTAGCTGACTTCGTTCAGTGGATTGATGCGGTCGCTAACCACTACGATCTAACTACTGATGAAACTAGCGAACAGTTAATGTCTCTGTTCTTCATCATAAACTGGTGGCGTGACAACGAGATAGAGCGGCATCTATCGCTCCTACGCGAGTTGCTTTCTACTAATCTCTCCCATGAACGCAGTTTAATTCTGAATTCTCAAGGGGCATTACAATGAATCTTTATCTCACACCGCCGATAACACCAGAAGCTAGGGAAGCGTTGGAGATCATTACTAGATCTGGAGTTACCCTCGTGCACGCGGACAAGTTATATGACTTATTTAAGACACTGAACGCGAGAGATAATAGCGTAGTGATTGTTACGCTCGATACTGACAATCTGCTTGTTTTGGTACGGCACATAACTATGCTCCTCGATGATATTCCTTCTTACATAAGTGGAATTCCAGGGGTCCAGTACCCTGTTGAGTGGATGCAAATCGCGGCTACCCTTTATCCTGTGGATTGGTTAGAGATGGAAGGAAAACTTGCTAAGTCAGGTCTACTTTCTCAAAAAACTGACCAAGTATCTACCAGATCTAAAGTCGAGAGCATATCCGAACGGTTCTCAATGGACAAAGAGAAACCATCGACACCCACTAGAGAAGAAAAATTCTCAGAGGATGACGTATGAGTGCTCCCTTCTTTAAAAGAGGTGAGCAAATATGTGACGCTCTCTTCGACAAGAACAGGATGGCGCAGCAAGCTGCGGACAGAACGTTCAGTCAGGGACCGATTGAAGTACAAGCGGACATCTGGTCGCACGATCCGCGTTTAATAGGGCTAAAGGGTTGGCTCTCATTAAAAGGAAGTGAAATTCCTATAAATGTCGATGACATGGGTAGGGTTTATGGCAATGGCGTGCGCAGTAATTTCCACGGACTAAGACACATCAACGGTTTTCCGATGCTGCCTGCGACTTGGCCGTTGACTTCCAACATCAAGAAAAGGGAAGATCAAGAGTTAGTAAACAAGTGGGTCAAACCATGGCACGAAAGGTTATTCAGATCATTCGTTCGTCTTGCTTTTACAGGACTAGAAGCTGTCCCATTCAAAGTACGAAAGGGATCTAGCACGTGTTGTCCCTACTTTGTTAAGGACATGGAGTTAAAACTAGCTCTCGCGAGAAGACACCTAGCGGAGGCCAAAGCGGCTGGAGAATTAATGCTTGCAGGTGACTTCCAAAAAGCGTGGCTACTTTACCAGATAGGTGGAGCTTATTACATTGTGTATCGATCTCAGTCCTCAGATGGGATATCCTATGAAAAGGGCGTGTGGGTGCCGAAAGTGAGACCTGTGGCCGATTTCGACTATGCGGTCAGCGGTGGTTCAAAAGGCAAGGTGTCCCCCGCGGACAAGACTTTCGATTCCGAGACCGTCAGGGAATTTGGAATAGAAGGGTCCATTGAGGGCTTCTTCCGAGAACGTAGACGTACTGCAATGGGAGGTCCTTGGGGTATAAACTCTATCCTGGGTCCGATAGCGCAATCTGTAAGAAAGCATCTTTATGATACGTATGCTTACAGTTTCCATCATACGACAAGGACTCAGAAGGAAGACGGAATTAGAGATTGGTCAATGATGTTCGCCACGGACGTATCAGATCATGACATTAATTTTCCGACTTTTATTATCGACACAATGGCAGAGGAGTTGTTAAACTTGGGTTATGCTGAGTGGTGGGTGAAGATTTTCGAGACCTCCTTTAGATTACCTATATATGTAACCTCTCCTGGTCCAGACCAAGGGCAGACTTTGCTCGGCGATTGGACTAAGCCTGATCTGAGGGTAGGTTTGTCATCTGGCAACTCCTTTACTGATATTATGGGAACAGCCAACATGGCCCACAGCTATGCTGTGATGCAAATTGAGCATACTGTGCCACGGATAGAAAGGATGCTTGAGAAAGCCAGTCAGTTTGAAACCGATATGTGGTTAGACTCGTACCTCAAAGGAAAAGAGGTCATCTGTCAGAAATCCAAGTCTGATGACGCTTTACTGGGGTGGCGCGATGTCGCTTACAACTCTGAGGCTGAGAAACTAATGGCTAGATTAGCTAACGAGGAGCAGGTGGCGCCGTATAACAAGATTGGGCTAGAACGAGGTTACGCTTTTCTCGGCGATATCCTCCTCTACGGTCAGGACAAAAGTAACAAGAACGTTATGGCTGTCGCAAATCCCATTTCGATGTTAGTTAACGAGTTCTGTCCTGAGTATAGCGTTAATTCGAAAATCAAGGACCGTACTAATGTAAAACGTCCTTTTCCAATGTTAGCGTGGGAGACAATGAATCAGGTCTATGGTACTATGCCTACCTATGGTCAGCTCCGTGAGCTGGTTTCTGAAGGATGGTGGAAGTTCTTCGGTTACTCGTATGATCAATACAGAGAAGATGGCCTGAGACGAGAGAAGTTAGCTCTGGCTCAACAGCTTCGGGATGTAGCTGACTTGACCCCCGCATACCTAGGTCCTAATGAGGTGGAAGCAATGATTAATCCAGATAAGTTACAATATAAGTTCTCTGACACTGACGTCAATCCTGATGTCGCTGCGATGTTCATTCATCAGCTATCAGTGGAAGAGGTGAAACCCTTTTTCGACTCTGTAGTACCTCGGAGGTTACATGCGTAACATAACAAAAGATCAGCTTAAAGCTATCCTCGAGACAGTTAAGTCACGGGAAGATCGATTTATTAACAGCAAGGACTATTCCTCAGCAGAAGATGCTCCCCATTTAGCTTTTGAGGGCGCTGTGTATAAACTAGACCCGAAGGCGTTTCTTAATACCGTTGGGAAGTTTGTCAAGGCTCTAGAGAAAGGAAGCGTTGCAGACTTTAAGGCTGCTTTACGACCTGAAGATGACACGTTGTGGACGGTTGTTTCAAGCTACAGATCTCCAACCAGTGTTATCCCATCTTTTGAGGGTCTTCCTCCTAATCCTCGTGATCACAACTGGCCTTTTCCTCAAATGCTTCCCGGACTGTATGGAATTGTTGGTGGTACAGGTTCTGGCAAAACCGATCACGTCAGGGAGCTCCAGCCCGATCTAATCATTAGATTCTCAGAGCCCCTTGAGTCAGTCGACATTCAGACAGAAGTGCCTATAATATCTTGTCGAGACTTCTTTGATGTAGTGCTGGCTACTCTTGTTTGTACTGCGTCTGGTCTCAATGTAGCGGTGGATTCGCTCCGCGGTCTCCTTTACTCTCTAAGAGGGCCGGCAACTGGCAAAGGTATCGTGGGTACAGTATTTACGTTGTTCACCACTCTGAACAACTTCTGTGCTTTCTACGATGCAGTAGTGCCTGTAGTCATCAACCCTATGGTGGATGATAAAGACATCGAACACGTCTATAATAGGATGGCTGCATCGATGACAGCTGCTAGTTGGATACAAAATAGTAACCTCGAGAAACTCCAGTACAGAGGTTTACAGCATCGGGTCTTCTTTGACAAGACGACGTTAGAGCGGGTCCAGAAGGGCGTGTCTCCATCTGATCTTGTCGATGTCAGTGGTGCGCACTTCAAGGACAACGTGAGTTTGCCCTCGGATGAGGACGAGTCTAAGCATCACCTTAGGTTAGATATGGATGATCTTAAAGCAGCAGGACGTGGCCCTCTCCGACCGGCTGTCGATCGTAATCTGCCCGATGCAGATGATGTCGACGATTTCTCTCCTCGCGTAACTCCACCCATCAATCTATAAAGCATTAAGGTTTATCCATGATAACTGTAGAAATTAAGAAACTAAGTACTACGGCTAAGGGTTTGACCCAGGCTAACGCTGTCAGTCCTACAAAGGATCATCTTCCTGTAAAT